GTTGTTCTAAGGGTCGAGAGACAGGGTTGTTTACTACAACAACCTGGTCGCTCTCAATCCACTCCATGGTGTTAGTTCACCGATGAATGACCAATTCATCACCTAACGGAATACCATTAGGGGGACTGCTAGATCATAATCCACTTGTTCTTTACCTTATATTCAGTCGAAGACTGAGTAACAGGTTCATAAGAACTAGGAAGATTTAGATCCCTACTAAGAAATTCAGTAGGTAAGGATCGGTTAGCGGAAAGTGCATATAATAGAAGGCCTCTAAGGCCTCCGATTACCTGACTTTTTGCTACCCTAGATCTCGCTCTTACAGAAATACATTGGTAGTCTTTATTATACTTAGTGTCATAGACACTTACGCTGGGAAACCAGGTATGTATAAGAAGACCACCGTCGCCAATTCCGTCAGGAATAGCAAAGTGTATTCTACGAGAGAGAAGAGATTCAAGATATCGTAATACATCATGGAAGTCCTCATGGTTAATTAAACCTTGGAGACGCTCGATTTGCCTTACAATAGAATTGTAGAGCCAATAGATATCCATGTCGTCTACGATGTCTTTCTTGATCCTTATAGGTGTGATGTCGATACCACGGAAATAGTTACCGCCACATGACTCTTTAAAAGGGCCTAGGCGAAACGATTTTGAGTGGTTCACAGAGAAACCGCAGCTTTCTAAGGCTGCTGAAACCTTGTGATACATATTCGGCTTGATAATAATATCATCACCAAAAATGCTAACATCGTCACAACCGGCGTTTTCGTTAATAGATGCTAAGGTTATAGCATAGAATATTAACGATTCTAGCTCGAAAGTATAGCCATTGCCCATAGAAGAAAACTTCTGCAGGGTAATAGTAGTACCTTTCTTGCTAGATACGCTTATAAGAGACTGCTCAGACCTACTCTTATCGAGATGCTCAAACCAATCGGCCGGCATAAGCTCTTTCACTAATTCGTAAGAAATAGTGTCAGAGGCAGATGACAGATCGATTGTAGAATATCTCGCATGAGTAGAACCCGAGCACGCCATTTTACGGTTAGTTTCCTGATTATTCAGGTCTATCCCAAATCGCTTCAGTCTCTTACGGATCATCTTTCCTAAGCCAAGCTGAATAAACATGTTGCCCGAAGGCTCCATGCCAATCGGCCGGTCAGTATCAGATGATTTCGGAACAGTCGCTATTTTGTTATAGTCGATAATCGTATATTCGGCCAAGTCAGAAAGACTATAGCCATACGAAGAAGATTCATGAAGATCATAAATCACTCGACTTAGCAGCGAACTGCAGGAGCTGGAAACCTCATAATTGAGGATTTTGTAGACAGGATGACCTTGTCGTCTCTTACGAGTAACCGTAGCGCCGCCTGAATGGCGGACACTACGGACTAGCTCATTGTAAGAGTACGAGCCAAGGATGGCCTTAATGATCCTTCTAGCGCAGTTTATCGTATAATTTAATTGATAATCAGCCTTAGATAGAATCCTACAATTTGTAAGCCAGCACGTATCCTCACACTCCAAAAACGTATCGATCGCTTTATCACAAGTAACTTGTGATGAATTGGTCGGGACGTACTTACGGAATAAATCGTAAGTTTGAAGTGAGAGTAGCGCTTCCGGAAGAGTTGAATCCAGGACAGCACCCTTGGAATATTTATCATCATAAAGAGGATAAAGATTTTTAAAGGTGTCCATACTGAACAACGGCTTAGTTTTGCCACGGCACTGAGTGCTCGTGATATGGTCTGATGACATGTTAACTCCTTGAAGGGGTTTAAAGCAATGTTCAAATCTTAAACGAACGACGCATCTTGCGCCGCAGCGCTGAACACAGGTTTACCTGGGTCCATCGTGCTTAAGGTTTTAAGGATAGCCTTGCGGGTATCCTCCGTTGCTTTAGGGTCAAAAACGACTTCGATTTTGACCAAGGACTGACCTACAACAGTAGCGATATCTACGCCTTCTGTACCTGACGGTACAGAGTGGATAGTAGGAACCACAATCTTAACCGTATGATGAGGGGCAGCATTGCCCTTCGTACGGCGAGAGTGAGTTACCTCGTAGTTACCGAGACATTGTCGGTAGGTCGAATCTGCCACGATACCATTTCGGTCCATAGCGAGTTGATCAATAGTTGCTGGGGTATTATCCGTAGTTACCTTGTGAAGGTAACGGAAGGAAGTCATACCGTCAGAATTACGGATCGGGCGCAATGTACCGGCACCGAAAGGTGCAGGATATGTATCTTTTAAAGTTGGCATAATTATCTCCTAAAGTTATTTTGATATTACTGCACCTACTTCCAGAGCTGTAAGAAGCTTACCGAAAGTAGGCGCGCGGCGTAATGCGTCGTACATCAATGCTTTAAACATATCAGTGTACTCGGGTTTAAGATGATCGTTAAGATCATCAGTCGGGTCCTTAGAAAAGGAAACCGTCCGATTCATACTTTTATGCGCGTAAGTACGCAAGTCAATATGTGACACATCCCCAGGTTGTACAACTTTCCCTCGTAAATGAGGGGGATAGTTGTAGTTTCCAGGTTGGGATACCGCAGCTTTTGATGTGAGCATAGGTTCTTGGCAAGTTTGGTATAATTCATCCGTACGGGTCTCACTAACGGCTACACAACGTAGTCCAGCGGGAATCGTAAGGGCTTGAATATACCTCGAGACAGGAGCTATGAACATATCTACTAGAAAGGAAAACGGTAGGGCATCCCAGGCTACAAGAGCCAGGTCTGTACTACGTAGTATTCCCAATGAGTGTAAAGCTGCAACGTCAACGATATAATCGCGACGATGCCTAACGTGAACCTTTGCTTCATAAGTGTTACGAAACAAAGATTTTACGTCGTCTGAGGTGGTATCTTTGAAGTGAACACCCGTAGCGGGTGCCCAAGGGAATGGTTGATCTTGGAAAAACCAAAGATCAGTCCCGTCCCATACTTCATCATACTTCTCATATCCTACAGACCAACCGGTAGATGACACTAGGGGCATTGACTCTTGGCGGGAAAGAATTTCCATGCCAGAGCTAATGTCTGATGCCATCTGTTGCCAACCGAACTTGAACTCGAGATGTCGTGAAGACAAATCACGAGCCGTAGCAAGGTTGACATACTTCTTACCGGCGGTTGATATTCCAGCGATCTTTGCTGCATCTTTAAGGCGGCCTCTTTGGAGGGCGCGCTTGAGTGCAAAAAGGTCTCTAATGGCTTTTGAAACCATGCTGAAAGTATCACCTAACCCTAGAACTGTCATTAAGACGTTCAGGTCATACTCGTAGAGACCGTTGATCGCGCTGACATATGCTTTAGTAGCAATAATATCAGGGTCGACCGGGTTTCTGCGATTATCACGTAGAACGCTCCGTATGATGTTACTCCTGTGGCGACCTTCGTACCTATGGTAACGAAGGTCATCAACAGGAGGCCACACTGAGGCAGGTGCCTTAGTTTGGGTACGCCATACTTGACGGTTAAAGAGGTAGGGCGTAGGAAAGACGAACGGAAATTTAGTTCCCTTTATCATATAATAATGCGATAACAGGTGATCCATCGGGTCTTCTTTCTCAATCCCTACACGTCTCGGAATCATCCGAGTAGTGAGTTTTTGAGTCAGTCGATCCGGGGATCTTTGATCATGTTTCTGTAAAACAAAATCGTAACTTTTATCTCCGTGTATCATTACACTTACTCCGTGTTCACTTTAACTAGTGGACTCTAGGAGCCCTAGTAGGCCCGGCCAGCGAAGGCTG